GCCGGCAATTGTAGCCCCGCGTGCCGTAGATAGGGGGCACTGCCTCGTGTTTTGTGCCAGCCGATGATGTTGGATAAGATGAACGACGATTCTTTTTTTAGGATCGCTGGAGACGTGCCAGAGCGGCCGAATGGGGCTCCCTGCTAAGGAGTTGACTTGTTTGCGCAGGTCCGGAGGTTCAAATCCTCTCGTCTCCGCTCACTTCCACTTCGGTGGGAGCGTTTCACCGGGCCTGGTGGAACTTGCGCCCGTAGCTCAACGGATAGAGCATCTGACTACGGATCAGAAGGTTGGGGGTTCGAATCCCTCCGGGCGCACGACTAAAACCCCAGCTCACAGTATTTGTGGGCTGGGGTTTCTTTGTGTTTCTGAGGTAGGGCTTTTGTTGCGCTTTGTTGCAGGATGTTGGCGCTAGTCCCGAACAGGAACCGAACGGGAGCCGAACAATTCCGGAATGGTAGGCAATTTGCTTTAACCATGAAGCAACTGGGATAGGATTATTTTTAATATTCGTTTCGACTAGCAAAGGCGCTGTTGTATGCCCTCTAAGAAGAAAATTCCGTTTGGACACAGTATGGTCAAGCCGATTGATGTCCAGTTAAGCAAATTAGATTTGGACTTAGGAAATGCCAGATTCCGAGCCGATGCTGAAGGGCAAGCGGGAGCGATGACCCTTATGCTCAACTCATCGGGGGAAAAATGCATGGAGCTACTAAAGGATCTTTGCCAACAAGGTTCCTTAAATAGTTCGGATGTACCGATCGTTGTTAAAGATGGCGACCGGTATAGGGTGCTTGAGGGGAATCGTAGATTGACTTGCTTGAAGCTGTGGAAGGATCCGGCTTTGCTGTCACAGATTTCTATGACCCTTGCTGAAAAATATCAAAAGCGGATCGAAAAGCTTGCGGAAAATTCTACTTTTGCCCCTCCTAGCAAGATGCCAGTAGTCGTAGCTAAATCGGTTGATGAAGCTGACATTTGGATTGATAAGAAACATGGACTTGGTAAAGATGGCTCAGCAACGCTTGAATGGGGCTCTTTCGAGAAAGATCGTCGAGCCGCGCGGCGAACAGGAAAAGTTGGTCGAGGGCTCAGCTTTGTCCAGTTTATAACGGATAATTTTGCTGATGACCTAGTGGTAATGGGGACACTTGATAAAGTGTTGAGCAAACAATACTCAATTCTTGACCGTGTGTTGTCGAATGTCGTGTTGAGCGATGAAATCGGAATTATTTTTGAGACTTCTGGGCTTACGACATCAAAACATTCACTAAAGACAGTGCGTCCTTTGCTGTTAGACATGTTGTCGGATTTTGCGGAAAAGCGACAAACAGCAAAAACTCTACATACTGTAGAACAGATTTCTGGTTATTTGCATGGTTTGTATCAAAAGCATTTGGAAGGAATACCATTCCCGACTTCAAAAGAGACCATTGTTGATGCTTCACTATCAGGTGATAATTCGACAAAAAGTAGTACAACTTCTCCTAACCAAGGAAAAACAGACTCTTCTGATATCAATCAGAACCAAGCGAACGCATCTTCACCGAAGCCGAAGAAAGAGAATAAGACTCGAACTCGGAAAGGTTCACCTCGTGTATTTGAGAATCTTGAGATTGATGCATTTTCCCCAAAAACTGTTGCCTTGGTGAAAAATACTGCTAGATTACCCCTGAATTCCAACCCTGATGTCGTGGCAATTCTCTTGCGAGTGATTCTAGATATTACTTGCTTCCAATTCCTCGAAGAATTTTCCAAGGACGATATACCCAAACCTTTAGATAAGCGTATTATGAAAGTCCTTAAGCTCCTTGATCCTCGTGCTGCAGATACATTGGGTAGTGCTGAATCTGCTCGTCCGTTCAACACTATTTACCACACCGTGCAAGACGATCCGAACCATCTGAGATTGACGCAGTTCGCGGTACACAGTTCCACTTTTTCGTCAACCGCTGCCGAAACCAAAAGGCTTGCCGATCGGTATGAACCGATGTTGGTGGCCATGAATGAGAAAATGAGGCAAAATAAATCCTCATGAGATTTTTGTCGCCCTTGCGTTACCCCGGAGGAAAAGCGCGTCTCGCTCCGTTTCTTGAGCGGATTATTCGTGCTCAAACCCCAGCACCTTCTTACTATGCGGAACCTTTTGCCGGTGGCGCTGGAGCTGCCCTGAAGTTGCTCCACACCGGGGTAGTTGAGCATATTCATCTCAATGATTTGAACCCCGGCATTGCAAGCATGTGGCGAGCAATATTGGAGGAAACGGATGGATTTCTCCACCTCGTGACAACTACCCCGATTGATCTTGTCGAATGGAAACGGCAGCGCGACATATACCAAACACCAATCGGACGTGATGATTTAGAACTTGGATTTGCTACCTTCTATCTCAATCGGACTAATCGATCAGGAATCTTGAACGCTGGACCCATTGGAGGGTTAGAGCAGAGAGGGAACTGGAAAATCGATGCTCGGTTTAATCGCACTGGACTGATCAAGAGAATCCAGACGATCGCAACCATGAAGAATGACATCTCAATTACTGAGATGGATGGGCTCGATTTTCTTGACTCTTTGAAACATTTAGGTGGTGAGCTTTTCGTATATGCAGACCCGCCGTACATAGTGCAAGGCGAAGGCTTATATCTCCATGCCTTTGATGAGATTGCACATTTACAGCTTGCAGAAAAACTGGCGGAAATTGAATGCCCGTGGTTGTTAACTTACGATGACGATCATCGCATCACAGATGTTCTGTACAAGGGCGGTCGATGCGCTACGTTCCCTATCGCTCACACAGCGCATAAACAGCATGTCGGATCAGAAGCAGTGATTTTCTCAAAAAACCTAGAACTACCTGACATGGAAATTACCGCCGGGCGCATAGCTCAGTGGTCTCAGTAATGCCAGAAGCACTTTCAAAGCTAACCAATCACCTTAAACTGTGCCCGCCTGCGCTCCGCCTCTGACGCCTCACGAATGGTGGACAATTCCTCGACGCGCTTCCTTTCGCTTTCCATGTGGGCTTCCATCGCGCCGGGAATAGCATCAAGTCCTTCTTCCCATAGGTGTGCGTAGATGTCCAGCGTCATTGCGGCGCTGGAGTGTCCGAGCATGAGTTGAACAGTTTTTACATCAGCACCGGCTGCGATAGCGATGGAAGCTGCTGTGTGCCGTAGCTCGTAGGTGTCGAGGTCACCAATACCAGTCCAAATACACAGGTTTTTCCATACAACACGCCAGCGTGAGGTGGTCCATACTTTGCCTCGTTCATCTGGGATAAGCCAGGAATCAGGATCTTTTCCTTGAGCGTAGCGATCGAGGAGTAACAGGATTTCGCCACCAATAGGTACGTCTCTATGGTTTCGTGTTTTCGTCGAGTCTTCACGTCCTAAGTCGTCGACGTCACGGCGGATCATGAGACGTCCGCGTACTGGGTCTAGGTCTTTGACTTTGAGTCCTTTTGCTTCTCCTGGTCGTAGACCGGTCATGATGAGGACGCGTAGGAGGAGTTTTGCTTGTTCGGTTGGTGCTTGTCTGATGAGTTCGTCGACTTCTGTGATTTTGAGGTATCGGCGTTCTGATTTCTTTTGTTTTGGTAGGTCGCCAGTTCTGATGGGGTTTTGGTGGATGACGCCTAGCTCCACTGCGAGGTCGAGGATTCCGTGGATGATGAGGCCGACTTTGCGCATGGCTGATTCGCTGAGTGCTCGCGGTGGTTGGCTGGCTGGCACGCCTTTCATCGTGGAGAGTGTGGGGATCCAGGCGTTGATTACTGAGCGTTGGATGTGTGCGCAAGGGGTTTGGCCCCATTGTGGTCGGATATGGACGTTCCAATAGCTGAGGTAGTCTCGTCTGCTTTTGTTTGAGATATTTCCTTTAGACGCTAGCCAAGGTTCCCAGAGGTCGGAGAGTGTGACATCTACTTTATCTTTGGTAATCCACGTGCCGTCAGCTTGTCCAACTTCAGCGCGGGCTGCATATAGTTCGGCTTCGTCATGGTTATGGAAGGTTTTTGTTATTTCATTTCCATTCTCAACCCAGACTGCTTGCCAGCGTTTTCCTTTGCCCCATCGTGCTGATCGCACCTTTTTAATGCGTGAGGTTTTGTCGGGGTTTTTCTTCATCCAGAGATCACGGACGTATGCCATGAGGTACACTTCTTCCTTGTCAGGGCGGACTCGTCTCATTAGGGAGGAGTTCACCTGTGGTGCTCCCTTTCACGTCTTCCGCCAAGATGACCGTGGAAGGGAGTTCTTTTACTTTTTGGAATTTCCGAACAACCCCCGTTCGATAGAACTGGAGGGTGTGCATGGTTTCCTACATAAGGATGATCACTAAGAGAACAACACTTGCAATAACTAGTGTCAGTGTGAGATTGCTCGAATGAGATTCCTTTACACTTTGTGCATACGATTCTTCCCACTCCCGTCGTCTGCGGGCGGATGCTTCGGCCTTTTCTTGTTCTGTAAGCGCGACAGATTTTACGTTGTTGAATTTTTCAGATGGAGTTTTTAAGGTGCTATCTCCTATAGACCCATAGGCGGGTGGTACGGTATAGGAATGCGATTTGGCAACTAGCCCAGATTCGGTAGTTAATGCCTTATCGCCGCTAAGGAGATAGACGGAAATATCAAAGTAATCACTGTTTTTGTGTAGTTTGCCTTTAACACGAGCTGTCATGCCAGATGCGGTGATCCTGGCAATAATCGGCCAATAGGTTGAAGTTCGCTCTCGTGGAATGTACCCCACGACGTTGCCGCGGCTTCTAATGCTGATTGCATGATCGTCGTGTGGGTTATCTGGTTCAGGAACGAGCTCAAAATATTGAACTCCAGATGGCAACTCTCGAAGCGTGTCTTTATAGGCAAACTCGCCTACGGCTGCAACGGTGGGGCGTTGCGACGAAAGTAAGTCGTAATACTTCAAAATGCTCTCCTTTAAGCGGATGAAAGGCAACTCTCAGGTTGGATTCGCCCTTGTTGGTAGAGGCGTTTCCAAACATCAAGAATCCAAGGGGTAACGCCTAGTTCAGATGCTATCGCGCCTGTGTTGCTGTCGTGTAGGTTTTCCGCGATGCGGTATTCAACGGGCGAAATGAGTAAGCGTGCTGCAAATTCATCGGCACGGCGCTCATGCTTGCCAACATGACCAGGCGGATCACCGTAGTATGCGTGTCCAAGTTCATGAGCTAGGGCACATAACGTTTGAGCATCATCCATTCCGACGCGCAGACTGATCGCGTTGAGATGTGGAATCCATGCAGCTTTGGGGCCTGCCTTGTGCCATCGAACGCGGTAACCGTGAGATTCTGCGACGTCAATGAGAGCATCGATCACAGGGATCGTCACCTCTTTCATCGGCGTGGTTGTAAGTTGGTCGAGTTTAATCGAATGGGTCTTCCCCGCGTGCTAGCCGCTCTTCCACAATGTCGGGGCTGGAATCTGCGGCATATTCTTCTGGTTGGTAATTGAATTCCGCCACGGTGCCATCATCTTCTATAGGCATGACATGCGGGGGTGACGCAGGGGGAGCGCTGTCATCGATGCTGATGTCGAGATCACCGAACCGTGGGAAGTGCTCGATAAACAGACGCGAACCATCAACCTTTTCCGCCATTGCATCCCACAGCTCTTCGACAGTCGCGCCTTTCAGTGCCATGCGCAGATCCAGGCGTGCCGACGACGCTTCATCAGCTCCAAGATGGCCTGTGGCGACCAAAGCATCAATAGGGGAGACGTTATAAGCGCGTGCAATAGCGATCACATTATCTGCAGTGGTTTGCCCTTTTGCCGCATGACGAATGAGCGTAGTGCTGACGACTCCAGCCTTTTTTCCTGCGACTGTTGGTGTTGGCGCGCCGGGGAGGGACTTAAGCCATTCGTTGAAATCCATAACTGCATTATGCAGCTACAAGAGTGAAAAGTCAATGCAAAATGCAATAAAGTTGACGAAATGCACCGAGGGGTGCATAATGCATTTAAAGGAACAAAATGCACTTAGGGGTGCGGGGTAGCACTAGGAGGATGTATGAGCGCTCACCACTCTCGTATCGAGACAATCGACCAAATCGCAAAAAGCCTCGGCGCACAAAACAGCCGAGACGTCGCAAAACTATTCGGAATCACAACCGACCAACTAGACCAACTCCGATACGGAACCGTCGACACAAAAACAGCAATCGTCCTCGCAGCACGAGCCAACACACTCCGAGCAGCAGCAGACAAACTCGACGAAGCAGCAGCCTAAACACGCTAGGGAAGAAAGAATCACCGTGGGCACACCGAACGTAGAGATTTCAATACCAGACGACAGTGAGTTTTATGAGCGACAGTACGAGATTCTGAAACGTGCGTTACTCGCTACTGAGTCGGGATTCGATGCTACGCCGAAAGCAAAAGGAAGGAACTATTCATGCCCGGGGTAAGGGACAACAAAGAGCTGCATGGACGTAGAAAAGTAATCGATCTAACCGGAGTGATGCCGAAGCAACGGCGTCCGCGCCAAGTTGAGGCACGCCAAGAGCTTGAGCGAGCAATCGCACGATTAAATCAAGAAGAAACTGGATTCGGTGTTTATGACGCAGCAGGCGTTCCGGAGGAATGGTTACCGCTGATCGCGGTACGGCTCAAAGAAGTTTTTTGTGCTTTGCTCCGTTTCCAGCGCGAGGTCAACGCCGTCGTAGCAAGCGACCCAGACTTCGCCGCCGTCCGCCAGCTCGAAAACCTCAAAGGGGTCGAACTGCTCCAGCAACGGACCGCCGGGGAAATCTTGGAGACTGCCTTGCTCTTGTCCGAATGGGCGCCGGTCGATTCGGTCGCGGTAGTGCGCGGAATGATTCAAACGCTCGGTGATACGGAAGTGGACGGAAACAATATCTGAGGTCGCCAGCGTGTAGCGCTGACCACCGTAAACAAGAACAACGTTGGACATATCAGCAGCATAAAGGAAAGAAAATGCAGAGTTTATTCAGGCTCCGAGTCAAAGGTACCCCGCTTGTTGAACTTCGGGTCGTCCCATTCGAAAAAGATAGGTTCACCATCGTCCATGCTGACGTCAAGGACCCTGTAACCGTACATGCGGTCACCATCGAAGAGATCCATAACTTGATGACGCTCCTTTTCCGTCAAACGCTCAGGAATCTCGGGGTCAGCAGGATCGGGAAAGACGAACTGGACGTCGTAATCAGGCTTGATCCACAGGCTCGGGAAACTGGACGTCCGAAGGTTAAGCGGTACACCGCCCTCGTTGAGGGTATTCACAGCGTAGGAGATCCAAGGGAAAGACCAGTACGGCATCTCGTATTCGTAACCATTGATATTCAGCGTGAAAGTTTTATCGCTCATACGAAAAGAGTAATCCGCAGGATCAAACACGACAGCAGATTCCACCGAAAAATGAAGCATCTTCCTGAAAGGAGGAAGCAAGATGGAATTAAAACCATTTAATTTCCGTGGACACAATGTACGAGTCTTAGTTGCAGAGAACGGGGAGCCGCTGTGGGTAGGACGAGATGTATGTGCAGTTTTAGAGATCAAAAACTCTAGAGATGCACTATCTCGTATCGATCCAGAGGGGGTCGGCATTGCCGACACCCTTACGCCAGGAGGTATACAAAAACTCAAAGTCGTAAATGAATCAGGATTATACGAACTCCTTTTCCAGTCTCGCGTCCCTCAAGCAAAAGAATTCCGCCGGTGGGTAACCGGAGAAGTCCTGCCAGAAATCCGTCGACACGGCATGTACGCAACAACGGCAACGGTAGAGCAAATGCTCGCTGATCCAACAACAGCAATCAAACTTCTGGAACAGATTAAGCAAGAGCGCGACCAGCGCCGGGCGCTCGAGGTGCAAGCTGCGATTGATAAACCAAAGGTCATGTTCGCTGATGCTGTCGCGGAAGCTAACACTGACATCTTGGTACGTGACTTAGCGAAGATCTTGCGCGGCAATGGTATTGAGGTCGGCGGAAATCGTCTTTTCGCGTGGCTTCGAAAGCACAAATACCTCATGGACGGGCCAAGCCACATTAAGCACACACCAACACAAAAAGCGATGGAACTCGGGCTGTTCAAAATCAAAGAAACCGTCGTGACCAGATCCAACGGAAAATCATCGATCACCGTAACACCGAAGGTTACGGGAAAAGGGCAACGGTACTTCGTCGAAAGATTCCTTGATGGGAGATTCGACATCGACGATATCAAGACAAATAAAAACCGACCTGTTGCAGCAGGTCGGAAATGACACTCAAGGAAAAGCATCTATGGGAAACATTACCACCATCGACCGATGGCTGTCGCCATCGCAAGCTGCGGAAATCATTCCATATTCCGCATGGCAAATCCGGAAGTTCTGTCGACAGAGGATCCTGCCGCACTCCAAACGACCTGGATCAAAGCAGAACCGCATCATGATCAAGCACTCAGACCTCGTCAATTTCATCCAGCAAGGAGCAGCATGACAATGCGCACTTACAAAAACCCATACCCAGACAGCGAAGATGCTGTCGAAATCCGCTTCGACCATTGCCGTGAAGATATTGCAAAAGCAGCAAAAGAGTACTGGCGAGAAATGACAGAAGCAGAACTCGATGACCTTCAAGAAGAAATCATGCGTGCGCTTGCCGTCAGCGAGTGGCAAAACATCTGGCTTACAAGTGCCGCATTCATCACAGTTCTTGCCTACCATTCCCACGATTAGAGGAAGAAAAATGATTCTTTTAGTGCTCATAAACATCGTCTTTTCAATGCTCCTGCTTTTCAACCTGACTGATGCAAATCGAAAGATTGAGGACGCGACGAAGCGCCTAGACATGCTCAATGAAGATGTCGACGTGCAGAGCGTGAAAATCCTTGATCTCTATGGGATCGCACAGATTCCACCAATGCCAGATGAAGAGGCAGCGTCTCGAATCTTCACAGGGGTGCGGAGATGAACCGGACAGCTTTAGAAGAACTGCACCAGGCTCTCATATCGGAGGCAGAAGCAATGCGCACTGGTGAGTATTTCCTAGGCGCCGGCATCGTAGATGCGTATGCACATCAGCTACGGGAGGCGATCGACTCTCATGACGAATAACGAAGGAATGTGCAAGCACTGTGGAGCAGCCGTGCTCTTCGTTAAAGACGACCGATGGCACGTTTTTGATGCAAAGCCGTCGGAAGAAGGCGAATGGCGGATACGGTCACGATGGGCGGCCAATGTCGCGGCAGAAAAAACGACAGTGACGCGCTTAGCGGAGTCGAAATTGCGCCGAGCACGCCTCATGGGAGAGCCACTTTTTCGCCCGCATTTCCAGACATGCCCTGCGAACCCCCGCGCAAAAATTCTGCAGGAGAAGCGGAGACATGGATGATGCATCAATCGCAGATGAGTGGTGGGAGAACCTACCAGAACGAAGAAAAATACAAATCCATCACTGGATCGTCTCGCCTAGGCAAATCACTATCCAGGAACTGCCTGGTCAGCTTGTGCTAATAGAAGGAACAGAACAATGACTAAAACACAGCTAGTGTGCGACAAAACCCAATTGAACTGGGGGCTGAAAGCGGCAAAAGCAATTGCTGGGAAGAGCCCATATGACATCATCCAGATGAGAGTCTCACCAGACCGCGATTATCTGTATATCTGTGCAGTTAATGACAAGGCAACGCTGGTCGCCAAGGTGGAGCTTCTCGTTGCGAATGTCAGTGGTGAAGAAGATGAGATCATCACGATCGATAAGGCAAAAGTCCCAGCATTGATTCTCGCGACTGCTGAGACCGGGAAGAAGTCAGAAGACTCGCGGCCTATGGCAGGGATCTGCATTCGGGGGAAAGAAGTCGATTTCACCGACGAAAATGGGGCTGGGCGCGGAGTTGATCTTACGACGATTCACCGGAACGATTCTGCAGAAATCGGAGATCCTGTCCGCACAATCATTAGAGTCAAACAACAGCTTGCTGAAACATCGCCTTGCGATGTGACGCCATCGCCAGCTCAGATAACGGAACTGGCTCGGGCAACGCGATACCTAGGAGGCAAGCCCAAGCTGAGCATGCGCTCGTATATGCACGAGGGAACTGAATCACATCGGCTTGTAGCTGAGGCGACATTCTGGACCTTGTCAGTACTCAACGTCCCAGAAGTATTGCTCGAAACCGAAAAAGATACAGCCACTATCGTCGATGCAGCACCAATCGGAGGGATCTCATGAAACATATTGACGCAGCGATCTGTCGCCGAAAGTCAGAAGGTAAAACCGCGGAGCCTAACTACTGGGATTCCCAAGGCCCGCGAGAATCAACTGTAGCAATGCTGGAACGTCACAAAATAGCTAGAAAAAAGTGCATGACCTGCACGCTTCTGGCCGAGTGTGAGAAGATGCTTTCCGATTTTGAAAAAGAAGAACTCAGAGTCGACGGAGTTGTAGCAGGGAGATACTGCGATGTCTCACACAGAAACGGCTCGAGTATCGATGTCTTGCGACATTGCAAGCACTGCAATGTCCGATTGATACCGCAGGGTGGCCCACGGGGAAAAGAACCCAGCGGGGCTCGAAAACACCGGGGAGAAGGGCTCTGTGCGGTTTGCTATCCCCTTTTCTCAAGAAAACAACGCTAAACACAATGACTAGCGAAGGAAATAGACCATGGCATGGAGCAGAGTCGGCGACAACATCGCCACACATCCGCTCATGTCGAGGCTCCTTACCTCATGCGAATTCGACCACTCGCTCAAAAATGAAGCGTTTGGTGCGCTCGTCCAGCTCACAACTGTGTCGGCCGCGCATCTCACTGACTACATCATTGAGTATGGGCTCATGGCGCAGATCGCACCTGGACGTGAAAAACAACTGATTGACGTTCTTGTAGATGCCGGAATGCTTTTTCGCGATGAAGTTGACGGGCGCAAGGTTCTACGAATCGTCGATGACAATGAGCTCCTCCACAATCGCAGCCGGGATGAAGTCGAGATCGACCGTCGCCGCGCCGCTGATAAACGCAACCCGGCTTTAATCCCCGCAGTTCGCTACCGCGACGGCGACCAATGCCGCTGGTGCGGAAAAACCGTCGACTGGCGGGACCGGAAAAGCTGGCGCGCAGCGACGATTGACTCACTTAATGAGCATCGGGAATCAACCGTGGATACGCTGGTTGTCGCCTGCAAGAGCTGCAACTCAAAACGTGGCGCAGGTGAAGAACTTCAACTATTGCCAACCCCTACGAGAGAAAAGGTACATTACACAGACCACACAATCGACTGGATTAATCGCTCCGAGTGGGCTCAGCATGAGGGCATTCATCTTGAGCCACGACAAACACGCCTGGACATCGGACAGCAGATCACAACACCGGCAGCGCCGTCGGAGCAGCAGCAGGTGGGTCAAGCAGCAGCGCCTTTGGAGGCAGCAGCGCGGGCCCATCGAGCAGCGCCTGATGTTGAAGCGCCATTCGTTAGTGATCCGCTTGATGAGGCTCCAGACTGGGTCCAACAGTCTCTTGTCAACGATCACGGTCAGGCAGCAGCGCCTTCAATGGCAGCAGCGCCGCGTGAACATGATCATGCACCGGCAGCGCCGTCGGAGCAGCAGCAGGTGGGTCAAGCAGCAGCGCCTTTGGAGGCAGCAGCGCGGGCCCATCGAGCAGCGCCTGGCGTTGAAGCGCCACCGCATAACCACGTTGATAACGAAACGGTAAAACCTAGCACGGATCTAGAACAAATCACAGATCGGTGGGGTGACGGATCTAGATCTCTCGGGACGGGACGGGACGGGAATGGACAGGCAGGGACGGTAGCTAATCGACGTCGGAGACGTAGGGGTCGCCGTGGAGGTGGAAGGAATAAAGCTCATGGATAGTTGGAAGTTACATTCTTTAGGGAAAGCTCTGTATGAGTTGGAGAAGTTAGGCCCTTTGCTTGATGATCTTTTACTCCCTTCTCAGTGCGGTTATTCTGAAGGAAGGGGAGGTTCTGGGCAAGGGTCGCGCCCTCCATTGAGGATTCCAATTCTGGATGTGAAGTGGGAGACGGAGCGTCTACTGACTCATTGGGCATGGGGCTGCGCGGTGAAGCTGCATGTGGTCCCGCCTTGTTCGAGATCCGTGCATAGAGTCGCGGCATGGCTTCAGTGCCACTTGATTGATATCGGAGATCTTGATGAAGCTGATGTTATTGCGGAGCAGGTGATCAGCCAGTCGGAGCTGCTAAGTGAGATGTTTTCTTCCGATGATGATGGAGCAATCACATCGCCTAAGCAGGGGACATGTAGAGAGGTCGCCGCGATCTGCAAAGGGCTCGGCTACAGAACATCAAAGACCACGATTCACCGGTGGGCACACGAGGGGGCGATAGCCTCACAAACAATGGAAGATGGCCGTGTCATAGTGGACCTACAAGAGGTGCTAGACAAGCTGACTACCTGCAATAATGCAATGTAGTTACCGTGTGGGACACCCAATATAGTAAGCTAACGCTCGAATCTTCTGGGTCCAGATCACAAGCATGTGACTGGGCCTTTTTGTCATGCTCAGGAGGTGACATGGCGAGAGCAGGATCAATTTGTTGCGAAGCTGGGTGCCCAGAGCAAGCGACATACCGAGGAAGATGCGCTCGGCATGCTCGTGATCGCGAGACACACGAGCGAAAAACAGTCGCGACGAAGATCGACGGACAGCGAACAGCAGCGATCAGACGTGAAGCCGTTGCTAGATGGCGGGAAATCTATGGAGACTGGTGCCCAGGGTATAAGTGCTACGGACATAAAGCCCATGATTTGACCGCGCAGCATACACAGGCTCTAGCGCTCGGAGGCGGCTCGGAGCAGCATCTGACGGTGCTGTGCCGGCGGTGTAACTCCCGCCACGCAGCGGACGTGAGGTGGGCGATGGCATCCACGTACGGCAGACCCCGGGGGAGGGGCCCTCGACGGCTTTGAACCCCAGCCGTGGGTGAGGTCTCTCAGAGGTGCGAAGGGTTCAAAAAGTTTCCTGACCAGCTGTTTTTTTGAACCCGACATGTTAAAAATATGCCCAAAGGGGGCGAGGAAGGAGACGAAAATAATGCCACGAGGCGGAGCAAGAACAAGATCTGGTCCAGCACCAGACCCAGCATCTGGACGGTCGGACCGTCGAAAACTCGACGAAAAGCTCCGACCATTGCCAGCAAGCGGATTCAACGGGAAACTACCAGAATGGCCACTACCAAAAGGAACCCCACGAGAGCGCTCATTGTGGAAGAAAATCTGGAAATATCCACAAGCCGCAGCCTGGATCAATGAGCCATGGCGATGGCTCACAATCGGCCACTACGTCAGATGGGTAGTGAAATCAGAAGCCGCAGACGCATCACCATCGACTATGACACAGGTCCTACGCCTTGCAGACTCGATTGGGCTTTCTCCTGCAGGCCTTCGTGAAAATGGCTGGGTGATCTCCGCATCCGAGATGGAAGGAGACGCGGCGCCGACAAACACCCCGCCACAGTCTCCACAGCCTATCCGTCGGCTCCGCGCAGTAAATGGAGACGCAGGATAACTGGATAATCGACTTCCCGACACTCGGAGATCTCTGGGACGCATGGGTGCAAGCACATTGCCTCGTCCCAGATGGCTACCGACGTGGCCAGCCATTCATATGGAGCGACTGGCAATTCTGGTGCGCCGCGCAATTTGGGAGAATTCGCGCCGGGCTGAAATGGAGTGGCGAACCGCTAGGTAACCAAGCATTTCAATATCGTCGTATGCAGGTGATTGCACCGCAGAAGACTGGTAAAGGTCCGTGGGCTGGTTCTATGACGCTAGTGCAGGCTGTGGGGCCAGCAGAATTTGATGGGTGGGCAGAAGAAGGGGATGTTTATCGGTGTGCTGACTGGGGCTGTGATTGCGGTTTCGAGTTTCCTTACCAAAAGGGAGAACCGAAAGGTCGTCCGCACCCATCGCCACTGATTCAGCTCACGGCGACTTCGGAAGATCAAGTCGATAACACGATGCGCCCATTGAAGTCGATGGTCAAGATGGGGCCGTTGCGGCATCTTCTCGCTACCAGAGGTGAATTCATTCGCATTCTCGGAGGGCTTGGAGGTGATGATGCTGATCGAATTGATGCTGTGACGGCTTCTGCTGACTCCAGGGTCGGTAACCCAGTCAGTTTCGTGCTTCAAGACGAGACTGGTTTGTGGAATAAGCGAAATAAAATGGAAAAGGTTGCTGACGCACAGCGTCGTGGTCTTGCAGGTATGGCTGGACGTTCGATCGAAACCACAAACGCTTATGACTCTTCAGAGCGTTCTGTAGCGCAGACGACTTTTGAGTCGACAGCACAAGACGTGTTTTGCTTCTACATTCCGCCGCCTAAAGGGCTGCTATGGAAGCGTCCTAAAGATCGCCGCAGGATTCTAGAGGCGGTTTATAGGGGTTCTCCATGGGTCAATATTGACTCCGTACTAGCGGAAGCAAATGAGATTTCAGAGCGCGATCCAGAGCAAGCAGAGCGTTTTTTCGGGAACCGGATTACGTATTCATCGGGCACGTGGCTGCCGACGAACCTGTGGGAGGACTGTTTTGCATTGGATAGAGAACCCGCCTGATGGTGAATCAATCTGCGTTGGTTTCGACGGCTCTGAAAACAACGATTTCACAGCTTTACGGGCTGAAACACGTAGTGGATTCATTTTCACACCGAGGTATGGGCCGGATCGTAGGCCTACTATCTGGAATCCTGCAGAGTGGGGTGGGAAAACTCCGCGATCGGAGGTCATGGCCGCAGTCGATGAGATCAGAACTAGGTATCAGATTCAGCGGTTTTATGCGGATCCGCAGGATTGGCGCTCTGAAATTGGTGAGTGGGCACTCCAGATTGGACAAGAACGCGTTTTGAATGGCCGACGAACGCAATCAAGCGTATGTATGCGGCGATCTCTCGGTTTGAAATCGATTTAGCCAATGGGCGGATCACCCATGATGGATGCCCGCTGACAGCGCTTGCAATGGCAAATGCAAAGAAAGTCGCAAAGCCTGGGCAACAGTATGTTCTGGGGAAGCCCTCAGAGCATCAAAAAATAGATGCGGCAATGGCCACCATCCTCGCGCATGAGGCAGCTATGGATGCGCATGCGAAGCAATGGGAATCAGAAAGATCTCGTGTTGTCGTCTTAGGAAGGAGGCGGAGATGATGGAGCTAACGAAATCGGAAGAAGAGCTCGTCAAGAAGCTGTTTATGAAGATTCAAAAGCAGCGGAATCAGGACAAAATCAATGAGCGCTATTACCGAGGCATGCAACAGATCGGCAACCTGGGCATTTCCGTTCCCCCTGATGTACAGCCTTTCGCTTTTCCTCTCAATTGGTGCAGGACTTACATTGATGTGCTTGAAGAGCGGCAAGACGTCAGACTGTTGATCCGATCTGGTGAGATCACCGAAGACAAGGAATTACGCCTCGATTGGGAAGCCAATGATCTTGATGTGCAAAGCCATCTGGTGCACAAGGATTTAACGATTTATGGTCGTGCATTCGTCTCCGTTGCTGCTGATCCAGATGGCGGTCGCCCGCGCATTCGAGCGGAGTCACCACGAGATATGGCGGCAATCGTGGATCCGCTGACAAGGTCAATGACAGCAGCGCTGCGAATTTACAGGGATTCTGTAGGCATCGCAGAGCATATGACGCTGTATTTGCCGGATTCCACAGTGATCATGGGCAAAGAAATGGGGATGTGGAAAGCAAAGACACGGATCGAACACAACCTTGGGCGTGTACCAATCGTCATGATGATCAACAGACAACAGTCAGGATCATTCGAAGGGGAAACTCAACTCTCGGATCTCAAGCCCATCGTTGATATGGCTGGGAGAGTCATGCTTCAGCTCCAGCTCGCTATGGAGACAGTGGCAACACCACAGAAAATTGCTCTCGGTGTCAGCGAGGAAGACTTTGTCGATGAAAACGGTGAACAACTCGACCCCTGGGACACATACCTAGGGGCTGTTTGGGCGCTCTCTAAGAAAGATGCCAAGGTGGAACAGCTTGCAGGTGCAAGCCTGACAGGTTTCCATGACACCATCAAAATGCTTGCCGAGCAAGCATCAACAATCACAGGACTTCCCGTTCGGATGATGGGGCAAAACACTGCCAATCCGGCCGCTGAAGGCGCGATCAGAGCTGATGAATCACGCCTTGTAAAGCAGGTAGAAAGAATCAATTCGGTTGCCGGCGCAGGCTGGGCGTGGGCACTTGGAATCGCCGAGCGCATTCGCACTAGGGAATGGTCTGCAGACGGGAAAATTCAGATTCTCTGGCGCAATCCAGGTACACCGACCGAAGCTCAGCAAGCAGATGCAATGCAGAAGCTAACCGGTGGACGTCCCACCTTGTCCGTTCGAGGAGCGATGAATGAGATGGGTTGGCCTCAAGCACGGATTGACCGTGAAATCGAATGGCTCAGTCAAGAAGAAGCAGGAACGCTTCTGCAGAAACTGGAACGTGACGCAGAAACGTGACAGGAAGAGGTGGTAAATGCACGACGACCAGTTCAGCCGCTTACCACCAGAACTACGCGCCGCCGCTGGAACCAGATCTGAGATCATTGGAGAGACCGTCAAATGGGTAGCTGCCGCATGGAACAGAAACAGACCAATGGATCCATCAGCTTGGTTCGAGATCTACGCCGAAGAATTCACCAAGAGAGTCACAGAAGCACAGCTCGAAGCAGCAAGTATCGCTATCGGATCTGTCGACACAGCACTAGCACTCCAAGGCTATGACGGCACCCCGCTAGGACACGCCTCACCAGAAGCCTTCACCGGAATCACCGGCTCTGGGCAGCCAATCATGGGCCTTGCCTATGCACAAGGATTGCGCATTACAGAGGCAATCGACAACGGAGCAACCGAAGTTGAAAGAGCAAAGCTGTGGAAATACAGCGGGCAAGTCCTCCAAATGGCAACGCAAACGGCAATCTCAGACGCATCGAGAATCGCTAAACTCACCAACCTCATCGCCCGCCCACGAACTACGTGGGTGAGAATCGTCCGCCCACCGTGCTGCGCTCGCTGCGCAATCCTTGCAGGAAAACGCGGCGGAGCAGGACTTGGATTCCAACGACACCCAGGCTGTGACTGCGACGCAATCCCCGTATCCGAAGAAACATCGGACATGCACAAGCTGTGGATATTTGATGTGGATAAATATTTCGCACAACTATCCGAAAAAGACCAAAACAAAATCTTCACCATCGCAGGCGCCCAAGCAATCCGAGACGGAGCAGACCCATCGCAGGTCATCAATGCGCGCCGGGGAATGAAGGTTGCTGCAGATCGTTTTGGCACTCGCACGGTTATGACATCTGAGGGGACGACGAAACGCGGTTGGGCTTCGATGTATCTGCGTCAGCAGTATGACTCGAAGATGTCGAAGCGGGGGCGGTACATGCGTACTAGCCGGCAGCGATTGATGCCGGAAGAAATCTACAAGATTGCAGGTGGTGACCGCGACATAGCTGTGTCATTGCTGCATAAAAACGGATTCTTGCTGGATGCATCGCCCACATTGGATTCTAAACTCAACTTTTTTACGCGGGACAAAGCCGTAAAAGAAGCTACAGAGCGAGCTCGTGTGAAGCTGAAAGCGCGACATGAAAAAGAGCTAAAGCGTGTAACGGTCGAGGCAGGTAGCGGTGATCCGCCTAGTGATCCGCCACGATGGTCGAAAAATGGCGGTGGTGATGATGAGATTCGGCGTCGGTATTTCGAGGATTTGCGTACAGCGGATAAGCGCGTGCCCATTGAACACATCGTGACTGGGAAAGTGCGTAAGAATGTTATTCAGGGTGCTCATGAGTACGCTAGCCGAGCATGGGTTGCTGAGGAAGTAAAAAACGGAGTTAAATTACCATCTGAGGGGAAAACATTCTTTCCATTGCTCAAAGGTCGTACTGAGGCTTTTCGTCGATGGTTGGGGGATGAAAAACAGGGAATCATCCGAGACGTATTACTAGATCCAGAAGAAATATATATAGATAAATGGGGGACATATCAGTTGGAAAAAGAGGTGTTAACCCCAGACAATCATCGCATTGTATTAAAAGTGGTTACCGGTAAAACACGCAGCAATGACACGAGGTCCTTTAAAATAAACTCTGCCTTTCCGCTTCGTGGCGGAGACGGAGTCACCGAAGTGCTTGACAATGGTAAAATCATTACTCGATACAGGAAGGAGGAATGATGATAGACAATATTTACAATCGAATTGAGCGAGCAACAGGCGGAAAAGTTTTTTATGGGATAGGTGTGGAGCCAACTAACCAAGACAACATATCCATTGATGCAGGCTATGTTGAAGCGCTATTGGAATACGGCTACTTGGATGTTTCGCTTAAAAAAGAATTCTTGGAATTATGGCTCACTGACGAAGAGTACGACGACCTAGACGCACTCGACTACGTTCAGGATCTGACGTATAAAATGCTGTTGCAGTACGCGGACATGGAGCCTCGTGTAGATATATCCCCATTCCTCCATAAAGCCGCATAACTACATCAACTATCTCACCCATTACCGCAATCGGTAATGGGTTTTTCTATACCCAAAATCGGAAGGATTGTAAGCAATGCACAAGAAACGAGCCCCATGGATCCGAGCGATCGTCACCGATTCTGAGAGCGCTCATAGCGGATCTAGTGCGGGAGTAGATGGCCAAAGCAGCCCTAAAATTACTCCGCAAGACGGGAAAGACGAAGGAGATAAGGCTGCCGAAGATTCTGACGGTGATGAAGATCCAGAAGCCCGTGGATCAAAGACGATGGTGCTTAAGGACCTTGCTCGTGAGCGCGATAAGCGCCAAGAAGCAGAGCAGCAACGCGACGAATTTAAAGCGAAGCTCGATGAGATCGAACGGTCAAAAATGAGCGATCTCGAAAAAGCAGTAGCAGATCGTGATCAGGCATTAGCAAGAATTGCGGAGCTGGAAAAGCACATCGCTGACGGAGAAGCTGCATCAAAGAGACGTGAAGCCGTTTCACAAGCATTGTCCACAACGAAACTACCCGCCGAGATGGCGGACAGGCTGCGGGGAGAAACCGCAGAAGAAATCATGGAAGACGCAAAAGCGCTTGCAAAGACAATCGGCTTCGACCGCTCTGTCTTTGATCCTTCACAAGGTCAAAACGCAGCTGGAAAGTCGCAAGCGAACTCACTCTCAAGCGCTTTGCGCGCCCACTTTAACGTCTAAAGGAGGAAGAAATGGCGATCACCCTAGAGCAAGCAAAGCTCAATACCCTAGAAGATTATGAGCCAACCGTCATCGATGAATTCCGCAAAGAATCGGTAATTTTAGACAACCTAGCATTCGACACAGCAGTGAATCCAGCTGGAGGAGGTGCAACCCTTTCGTACGGTTACCGCCGCCTAGCTACGCAGCGTGATGCAGCATTCCGCGAAATCGGCGCGGAGTACACCGATAAGGAAGTCACCACCAAGAAAATCAGCGTCGAGCTGAAGCCCCTGGGTGGATCCTTTAAGGTCGACCGTGTGCTCGCGCACCTCGGGCCAGCCGCATCGGATGAAATCGCGTTGCAGATGTCGCAGCTGATCAAAGCGACCAATACTAAATTCTGTGATGCTGTCATCAACGGAGACACAGCAAAGGACGCAAACGGTTTTGATGGCCTTGATAAGGCGCTGAAAGATTCTTCTACTGAATTGAACAAGGAAGAAGAAGGAACCGAGCGCGATTGGTCTAAGTTCACATCCGCGGATGAAGCGATGTCGGTGCTCGATGATCTCGACGAACTTTTGGATGCACTTGATGGTCCGCCAACCATGCTCTTCGGCAACAAACGCGCCTTGGCGAAGATTCGCGCAGCAGCGCGCCGAGCAAACATGTACTCGCGAGAGCCAGTGGAAGGACTGCTGGGGTCTAATGGTCATCAGATTATGCGCGAGCAGATCGGAAATGTGATCATCGTTGATCCTGGCACAAAAGCTGGCACCAATGACCCAATCATTCCTGTGACTCTGGGAAAGACGAGCCTCTATGCAGTGCGCTTTGGCCTTGACGGCTTCCATGGTGTCACCACCACAGATGGACGCATGATCAAGACATGGCTCCCAGACTTCTCTACAGCTGGTGCCGTCAAGCGCGGCGAAGTCGAGCTTGGTCCTATCGCAGTTGCACTGAAGTCGACCAAGGCTGCTGCCGTGATGCGCAACATCAAGCTAGCTGATAACTAGGAGATGACATGGCAATCGTAAAAACACCAGTACACGGATACACAGGACCTGTTGGCGATGATTATTTCGTCGACGGAGTCTGCAAAGTCCCAGACCACAAACTTGTGTACTACAAGCGCCATGGGTACATCATCGAGGCTGAAGAACTCTCTGGGCAGGAAGGGACTGAAGCCGAAGCATTAGGAATACCAGGTGCAAAAGCAAAGAAAGCTGAGCTTGTTGCCTATGCCACCAAGCTAGGTATTAATACCGACGGACTAGATGTTGCAGGTCTTCGCGAAGCAATTGAGGCCCACACAGAACACTAGGAGGTAGCACATGGCGATCTTCCTAAAAATACCGATTGTGGAAATCTGGCCTGACCTAGACGGTTCTCGCGAATCCTACGCTGAGAGGCTCGTCGGGCGTGCTGAGGCGATCATCATGCAGCGGTTCCCCACACTGGAGAAAAGAACCCGCGATGGGGCAATTTCAATCAGCGTGGTCGCAGGCGTAGTCGAAGATATGGTCACCAGAGCACTCGACAAAACCGCTCGCGGGGGCATGGACAAGCTAGCCTATCCAGATGTCCAAATGGAATGGTCAGCCGACGGAGGTCTAGGGTCTGGAAACCTTCTGTGGCTCACAACAGATGAAATAGTTCTGTTGTCGCCTCCGCAGCCGGGCGGAGCTTTCAGTATCAGAAAGACCCCTATGCCGACCTTCTCAGAGGGGAGCAATCGGTGGTGAGTGCAACTGTTCTTTTTCAACCAAAGTTCATTCTCCGAAAAGTGATAGAAGGTCGTGAAGACCCCATCACTGGAGAACCTGGCAGACCTACCATTACTGAAATTGCTGGACGTGGGCTAGTCCAAGAACCACTATGGTCAAGCGAAAAAGAAGTGGGGCCAACATCTGTGAAGGATGAGCGCCTCATCCTCTTTTGCCCAACGCATACTCCGATCAACGATATTGAGATATGTGCTGCCGACGAATTTGTTGATGATCGCGGAAGAGTCTGGCAGTGCATCACTGATGGGCATGAGCGTGGGATCCCGGGTAAAAAACCTGAGTACATTGCAACAAGGGTTCGCCGGGCCAAGGGGAAGAGATGAAAGCACGGCTAACGATCTTCAAATCCCAGATCCCACAACAAGTCAGATTGCAATCTAGGTCAGGCAGAAGGAAAATCGCCCGCCAAATCGCAGACGCCGCCCGCGCTGATGCACCTTATCGCACCGGTGCTTATGCAACTGGGATTGAAGTCAAAGAATCCGGAACCCAAATCATGGTCGTTGACACTGACGAAACCGCAATCCACAAGGAGTATGGAACGAGCAAAACACCTGCTCATGCATCACTTACCAATGCGGCGATGGGTTACGGCAAGTACTCAGGAATGCGACCAAGGAAAGGCAGACGATGAGAGCACCAATGCCCTACGCGCCGGGTGAGATCCGAAAGTTTTTGCTCCAGTCTGAAGCTTTTACTGAGCTTTTGCACGGTGGGAAGGTAACGACACGTGAGGTGCCGGATCCTCTGGTGAAACCGCATGTGACAGTCGCCGCTGTTGGTCATGTTGGTGATGATCCGATGCTGCGCCGGTTGATGATTCAAGTCACCCCGTGGGTGCCTGGCCGTGATGTTTCCGGTCTTGATGAGGATCCAGATGTCACAGCATGGAACCTTGCCGCGACGGCAGGGGAGCTGCTGGGAAGAGCGAAGAACATCATCATCGATGATCTGCATGCGTGGTCTGCGACGTGGGTTGACGGACCAATTCAGCTTTACGACACGAGTCGTGGAGCAGACAAAGTTCTGTATTACGCGCCTGTGCGGTTTCAGATTCATCTGAGACGCCGGGCGCATATTATTTAGGAGGAGAAAATGTCCAATTACGCGAATCCGGAGAATGCCTATGTGTGGCTTGACGGTGATGCATTCCGAGGGGCCGCTGGCGCAGATATGCCTAACGATCTTTTCGCTGAATCGATTGAGGGATTTCTGCCATATGGCGGTGTCGAAGCTGGCTTTGAGCTGACCTCGGAGCAGGCAGTCAATAAGCTGCAGGTGTTTAATTACCGCAAGGCTGCCTACAAGGTTGCTCGTGACCCGCTAACCGAGGGTTGTAAGTTCCGGGCAGTCGATAACTCGGAGGCAACTGTTCGCACGCGTGCCCAGGGTGGAAAGATTAAAAAGGTTGGTGAGCACTACGCCATCGAAAAGGGTATTGGTGAGGAATTCTCTTTGCTGATTCGCCTCGATGATGGTGAGGAGCAAATGGCTATTTGGTGTGAGCGATGCACCCTTTCTGGCCCTGCGACTCGTGCTGCGATCGATGGCAAGAGCCTTGATGGCTATGAATTCTCCGTGGAATTCCTCGTGCCAGCCGTTGAAATTCTTCCTGGGCTTCCCGACGGAATGAACGTCGATGGCGAAAGCGGTCAGGATGAGGAAGCCGGGGCCGGTGAGAAAACCGTGACCCTTCCCTCTGGGGCTTCTGGGGGCACCTTCACCCTTTCCATCGATGGCCAGAAATCCGCTGATATTGCGCAGAATTCCAACGGCACTGCCGTCCAGCTGATCCTGCGCAAGGTCAAGGGCGGCGAAAAGGCGCATGTGACCGGCAGCGCAGGTGGCCCCTACACCGTGAAGGGTGTCAAGGGTGCACTGACCGCAGACGGCAGCAACCTCACCGGCTCCAGCTCGCAAGAGGTCACCGTCGCATAATCAGCGCCGGTATTTAAGGAAAAGCGGATCGCCTCTTCTTTTTGAAGAAAAGGATCCGCCCTTTTTTATTCCACCACCCACCAAAGAAGGGAAAACCCATGTCTGAAAAAATCGATATTTTTGAAAAAGCCTGCTCTATTGACGCAGGAGAACCACAGGAAATCACGCTCCGAGGCAATGATCTCACCATCCGCCGGAACTTCACCGCCGATGAAGTCCATAAAATCATCCGCCTCTACGGCCCAGAAGTAGCCGAACAAAAGCTGGAAGAGGTCACCCGCGAGCTCATTGATCTTATTTCCACATCGGAGGAGAAAGCGAAAGCTGATTTCGTGGATGATTTGATGCAGCTTTCCTTTCCAGAATTCAACAAGGTACAGATCACACTGACCCAGATTGCAGGTATCCGCGGAGCCGACGGAAATTTTTTGACGGGGTCGAAAGACTCCTAACATCCCTAGAAGACCCTCAAGAACACGCCCGCTGCCTAGCGGGCTTTCAGCGTTTCTATGGCCTTAATTGGCGGCAGCAGCGCAGGGAAATCTTTTGGGTCGATCTTATGGTTCTGGTCCTCAAGCTCGATGACTACGAGTGGGGATACACCGATGAAAACATCGCATCCCTCATCGACCGCGAAGACTACTGGCTCAACGCCGAATACCAATCGTGGACAACAGACCCAGAAGACCCAGAAGTCAAAAAAGCCCACGAACAACGAAAAAGATCAGGGGCCAAACCCCCACCCAAGCCAATCATCTACCCCATCGCCTAACGCCCACAGCACGCAGCAGCGCGCCGGGCGAAGGAGCTTTTAGCTCAGGTGGCTGAGGTAGAGAAAAAGCCGGCGAAAAAACGCATCAGTATTCGTCAGCTTCGGGAGGGCATGGGTAGATAGCTGAGAGGAGCACGCTATGGCTGGCGGCAAAATCGATATTCTGGTTGAACCAGATGTGAAGGGCTTTGGCCCAAAGATGGAGGCGGGGCTGCGTCCTGCGCTCGGTGTTGCCGGCAAACTTGGCGGTGCACTAGGACTTGCTTTTGCAGGTGCTGGTATTGCTGGGCTCGGTAAGGAGATCATTGACGTCGGTAGTACCTATCGCACGGAGATGAACTCTCTGCAAGCGGTCACGCAGGCATCTGGTGCGGCAATGGAGGCTGCTGCTGCCAAGGCGCGTGCCCTCGGTAACGATATGGATTTGCCGGCTACATCTGCTGGTGATGCTGCTGCTGCGATGACGGAACTGGCTAAAGGTGGTTTCACCCTCCAAGAGTCGATGGAGGCTGCGAAGGGTACGCTTCAGTTGGCTGCAGCTGCTCAAATTGATGCGGCCTCCGCCGCGACTATCCAATCGCAGGCTCTTCAGGCATTCGGACTGACAGCAGACTATGCCTCAACAGCGGCAGATGTTCTATCAGGTGCGGCGAATGCCTCTTCTGCTGAGATCACTGGAATTGCTCATGGCCTGCAGCAGGCAGGTACGGTGGCCCATCAATTCGGTGTTTCGATGGAGGACACCGCGACGACGTTGGCGGTCTTTGCGAATGCGGGCATTCAGGGAAGTGATGCCGGTACGCTGATGAAATCGGCGTTGCTGGCGTTGACTGATCAAGGCAAACCTGCGCAAGCGGCCATCGAAGAGCTGGGATTGACGGTCTATGATGCTCACGGAAAATTCGTGGGAATGTCTGACCTTTTTGATCAGCTCAATCTCGCTGCGTCACGAATGACAGAGGAGCAATACCAAGCGGCTACGGCTACTTTGTTTGGCTCCGATGCTATGCGTCTTGCAGGCATTGCAGCGCAGCAGGGTGCTGAGGGATTTAACCGGACTCGCTCAGCGGTGACTAGGGCCGGCCAAGCAGCAGAGCTAGCTGCCGCGCAGACCCAAGGTCTGCCTGGTGCGATCGAAATGGTGGGTAACGCGTGGGAGGAAACCGCGCTTGGTATTTACACTTCGATTGAAGGACCTTTAGCTAGTGGGCTGAAAGGCCTAGCTGAAGGGATCACAGGTCTTGCCCCCACAATTGCTGATTTCTCAGCAGCCGCTGTCGGGACCTTTGCTGATCTTGCAGGATCAGCAGCAGCCCTAGGAGGAGCGTTTACCCAGCTCCCACCAGAGGTCCAGCACCTCGGTCTAGCACTGGCTGGGCTCGCCATCGCCAAGCACACCGGAGCGATTGGTGCATTCAGCTCAAAAGTTGCATCAGTCAAAAGCGGAATTGCTGGATTCCGAACTGACATAGCCTCAACACGAGGGGCATTTCAGGAACTCGGCGGTTCGATTTCAAAAACATCAGCAGCAATGCTTGTCCTTGGTGAGCGTATCCCTGCCATCGGCAAAATGGGGGATGCTTATCATGGGGCATCATCCAAGCTGAAAACCGTTGCAGCAGCACACCGAGAAGCCGCCACAGCAGCACGCGCTCAGTGGATCGCAGAAAAAGACCTCTTTACTGCCATCGACCACCTCGGAGCCTCCATCGGCCACGGAACCGCAGCAAAGGCAGCGTCTTTCGCAGGAACAATGAAAGGAAGCGTGGCCGCCGCAATTTCTGGGGTGAAGTCCGCCGCAGGTGGCCTCATCAGCATGCTTGGTGGCCCCTGGGGTGCGGCGTTTCTTGCGGCTGGCTGGGCAGTCGGCGAAGTATCTAGCGAGCTAGCAAAAGCCCGCAAACAGCAAGAACTCCTCAGAGAAGCAACACGTCGCACCGCCGAATCTCAACGAGAGATGGCAACAGCGATCGTCTCAGGGGACACCGCTGGTGCGATCAAATCCATGACAACCGCCCTCGATGAATACCTCGAAAGACAACAACAGCTCGCCGAAACGAAACCGGGCAAAATCAGCGGGGCTCTGAGGTTGACATGGGATTCAATCGCAAGCGGCGGCGACGTAATAGGCAGTGCTCGAAAAATAGCCGCTGACACGGTAATCGCAGAAAACGCCGAACGAGTATCCGAAACATTTAAAAAAGTCGGCATTTCCTCTACCGAAATGTCAGCCGCTATCTCAGGCAGCGACGAAAAATTCGCAGCACTCATCAACCGCTTCGACCAAACCACCGAAGGCGGCCGTGCTACAGTCGCACAACTCAAACACCAACGCACCGAATGGCAACGCATCAACGAGGAAACAAAAAACCTCGCGCCCGGAGCGTTGGAGGTATCAGACGCATTCTCGAAGATTGCGGAATCGTCGACATCAGCTGCGGATAAAGTTAAAGCCCTTAACGCCGTGCTCGACCATATGTTTGGGCAAGAGCAGTCGAAAGATGATGCAGCCGCTGCTCTAGCGGATCACATCGATAAGGTCAGTGACGCTGCAGCTAACGCAGTGGATTCAGCTGACGGTTTTGGCGATGCATTACTTAAAGCCGATGGGAACCTTGACCTCACGCAGAAGAACGCGCGTGGCTTGCGGCAAGAACTTATTGGCTTCCGTGACGAGCTGGCGAATGTAGCTGCTACAGGCGGGGATATGACCGAGGCATGGTCCCAGACACAGGGTGCGCTGGATCAGCTCGCAGAAAAGTATGGGCTAACTTCTCAGCAGGTGCAGGATCTTGCTGCAGCGATGGGGCTTGTGCCGTCGGTTATTGAAACGGCGGTCAATATCGAAGCGGATCCGGCAAAGGCGGATCTGGCTACAGTATGGGCGCAAGCGGATCAACTGCGTGAAAAGCTGGGGCAGCCAGTAGAAATGCGTGTCGCCGATGTTGAGAAGGCGACTAATGATCTCTCTGCGCTGGGTCTGAAAGTTGATGTCATCAACGCACAGACCGGCCAGATTAAGGTGACTGCTGATACCGAGCAGGCGCTGCAAAATCTCGACATGGTGGTGACATCAACTGCCAGTGTTGATCAGCTTCAAGCTGGTGTGAAGATTGATATTGATGATCAGAAGTTCCGGCTTGGTGCAGCAGATGTAAAGACGCTTACCAACGAGCTTGACGGGCTAGAGGTATCAGCATCTGCTCAACTAAAGATTGATGAGCTGCTCGCCGGCAAGGAAACGTCGATTGAAGAGCTGCGTGCTCTATCTGCAGAAGTGGCTGACCCGAAAGCGAAGATGGTCATTGATCAGCTCATTGCCGATAAAACAGCGGCGTTGGGTCATCTCAATGAGGTGGCTCAGCAAAACCCGACTCCGAAAATCAGCGCTAATACAAGTGAACTGAAGTCAAAAGTCGGGGAAGCGATGAATCTCATCGATCGGATCCCACTTGTGAGAACGATAACGCTGACAGCAAGAAAGGTGGGCAGCTGGGTTACTGGGCATGCTGACGGCGGTGTTGCTGGGTTCGCCTCTGGTGGACGACTTCCGGTTTATGGTCCAGGTACTGATCGTGTCGATGGAATTCTTGGGGTCGGTTCTGATGGTATGCCGGTCGCTCGCGTTGATGCTGGTGAATGGGTGATCAATCGTAGGTCGTCTGAGAAATATCATGATGTTTTGGCTCAAATCAACGCTGGTACTTTTCCTGCTTTTGCCGCTGGTGGTGTGATCAAATCAGCAGACGAGATCAAGCGTGGAATCGCATTCATGGATAGCACCCGCTACAAAATGGGCGGATGGGATGAAGGTGGTGTTGACTGTTCTGGCGGTGTTTCCGGAACGGTAAATGTTGGCATGGGGCTCGATTTTTTCGATTCTCGTATGTCGACAGTTACTGAAGGGGACTGGCTCGATGCGAAGGGAGCCCTGCCGGGCAGAGGCGGCCTAGGTGACATCACGATTGGTTGGTGGGATCAAGGCGGTGGCGCTTCCGGGCATACTGCACTGCAGTTGCAGGATGGGACCTTCGTTGAATCAGGTGGTAACACCGGTGGTGGTTTTACCGTCGGCAAGACTGCTGGGCCACTTGATGGGCGCGGTTTTACCGATTGGCGCCATTTCAAAGGAAATGGGGAGGTCAGTGAATCAGATCGAACAAGCACCATTGGTTCGAACAGTCGCGGTGATGCTAACTGGGGATCTGCACATGAGTTGCATTCTCTGGCTGAACGGTATGTGGGTCTTTATGACCAGGGCGGCTACCTTCCGCATGGTGGACTGGCTCTAAATCTTTCAGGAAAGCCTGAGCCGGTTTTTACTGCTGGGCAGTGGTCGAAAATGGACCAGCTTCTTGGCCTGATGGGCAAGGTAGTGCAGCAAGGCAGCGGGGGTTTAGGTTTCCTTTCTCATTCTCAACTTGTCATTGATGCGGAGAAAGGGCTTGCTGAAACTCGAAAGAGCATTGCAGAGGAAACGGTGGATCTTCGGAAGAAGGAAGAAGCCGTCGCCGACGCGAGAAAGGGGCTGACAAAGGCTGAGCGTGATGCTGCTGACAATATCGCTGATAAAGAGCAGGCTTTAGCGAAAGCTAGGGAGTCGGGCAAGGCTGACAAGATCGAAAAGGCCGAAAGGGATCTGGCGAAAGCGCGGGAAGACGCACCAGATAAAGCGAAGAAAGCGGCAGAAAAGATTGAGAAGGCCGAGAAGGATCTCAATGATCTGCGTGATAAATCGACGGATGCTGTAAAGCGCCTAGAGGCAGCTGAACGGACTGTGATCGCGGCACGATTTAAGGCCGCTGCGGACATGGTCACAGGTGTCAGTGAGGCGCTACAGGCTGGTATTGGTCACATCCAGAAGTACTTTTCTGTGATGGGAGACCTCGCGGAGATGGTCGAGAAGACCCGCCAAGAAGTCTCGAAGCTGCAGATGCAGCAGACAACAAACCGATTGCAGCTGATTAAGTCGGTACAAGATCTCCAGGTAAAAGAGTGGGATCTGCAGCGAACCCGCGCTATGGGAGCAGTCTCTGTCGCGCAGGCTGAGGCGGAGCTGGAAAAGGCGCGTCGTCAGCAGGCGAAGCTAGGCGCGACGTCGATCGAGGCGATGAGCGGTGCGATGGACAGATTCCGACGCACGGGCATTTTTTCGATTGAGGAAGTCGCATCGTCTGTGGTTGAGAATTCCTCTGCTGTCAGGGCGGCGCAGTGGCAAGTCGAGGCGGCTAAAGCGCAGGCAGCGATTGATGAGCTGGAGGCTACACATGCACAGGCAGCAGCTCAGCTGCAGGTGGCTGAGGCGACATTGGCACAGAATGCTGCGGCGGAAATGCTCAGGCTCAATACTGCTGCTCTCACTGAGCAGGCACGCGAGCTTTATGGGCTGACGTCGAATCAGGCGCGAGGTGCTGCAGCCGGGTTTGGTGGTATTGGCCGCGTCGTCGGTGGTCTTGGAAAGATCATTGGTGGCATTCTCGGAGGTCTTGCCGGCTTCGCGGCTGGCGGCCCACTGGGGGCTGTCGCTGGTGCTGGCATGGCGCTTGGTGGCCTTGGTGACGTTGTCCGCGGCGGTTTTGATATCCACAACAACAAGCGTGAGATGGCGGAAGCATGGAAGGGCATGAGCCCTGGTGCAAAAGCTGGAGTCATGCTCGGAGCAGTCGGTGGCGCTGCACTGTCGATTGGTGGTGGTGCTTTAGCTGGTCGCCTAGGTCCTGACGCTGCAGTCGGAGGCGCGAAGCTGGCCGATCAGTGGACGGATGCGACGATTGGTTCGATGACCTATGGAGTGGAATCGAAGATCGCAGCGATGCAGCGTCGTCAAGCAGACAAGCAATCTGCTTTATCCACTGCGATTGAGGCGCAAAAGCTCCAGCTGGAGGCGAAAAAGCTCTCCATGCAAACGGAGCACGCCTCGAAGGCAGCCGCGCTGAAAGCACAGCTGGATTACGCGCAACTGCAGAAACAGCTCGCAGAGGCGTCGACGAAACGGGAAGCGGAAGCTCTCGCTAAGGCTGCTGAAGTCGCAGCGCAGCGTCGCGAAGCAATGCTTGCCTTGGCACAGCGACAAACTGTGCAGCAAGACGAGACGAACAGGCAACTTGCGTTGCTTGTGGAGGCCCAGCGGGCAGCTGCGAAAAAAGCTGGGATTAATACCAGCCCAGTGGAATTCACGTTGCCGGAAGGTGATGCATTCACCCGAGGGCAGACAGAGGCGATGCTGCGTGAGGTCAGAGATGAATATGAGCGGCGCATCGCAGCTTTGACTCAAATTGATGCGAATCGTTTTGTTGACTCCAAGATTGGATAGAAAGGGAAATTCATCCTATGAATGGGATTACCAGAATCTCGTATATGTCCCCTTGGGGAATTCAGTTCGATTTGTCGAAATATGAGTGGACTGCCGGTCTTAAATATGCAGGCCTTTCAGGAATGAAATCTAAGGTCCAGGCAAAGACCTTGCAGGCAATCGGGCAGTCGGGGCAAATCACAGAATCGACGCAGATCCAGCCGATGGACGGCGCAATAACGCTTGCACTAGCGGGTGAAAATGGTGAAACCGTTGATGGTGTTTATCGCAGGGTTTGCGCCGCCTTCTCACAAACCCTCGTCGGGACGCTGTCTGTGGAGACGAGTCTTCACGGCACGATCTACACCAAGGTAAAAGCAGCCGCGCCGATACCTGCTCCTAAATCTGATCTGCTCGGTGAAACGGTCGTTGATTCAGTGGAGATCAGTCTCATCTCAGATGAGGGGGTGTGGTGGACAGATTGGGTGCATGGAGAAGACACCGTGCTTGTCACCAATGATGGTGAAGTTTCAATCCCCATCCGGATCAGGTGGAAGGGGAAAGGCGGGGCGGTCACCTTGCCATCGGGCGCGGTGTTTAATCTGCCACCGGTGTCTGACTGGAGAACACTCATCTTGGATTCTGAGGAATCCTGCGTCGTGATTAAAGACGATGGCCTCCCAGACTATGAGGTTTGGCCAGCAAAGATCGCAGTGACTCCAGAGCTAGTCCCGCCGAATCAGGCACGAAAATTTGTTCTTCCCACAGGCGCGTCCGCTATGTGGAGAATCGCGCTGACAGACCCATGGAAGGTGATCTAAGTGGAGTTCGACTGGGAAAACCACAAGAAGCATCGTGATCAGGTGATCGCAGATCAAGGCCAATGGCTGGGACTACTGGATGAAAACGCCACCCCAATGATGGATCTACCGCCCGTCATGGAAATGCGAATGCCGGAAGCAACTAACGACCCAGCTTCTGGCATGGTGAAGTTGCGAGTCCAGTCTGCAAGTGGGATTGTGCATCCGGTCATTCATCAGCTCATTGCTGATGGCCTCGGAAAAACAGATGATGTGGGGCGGTTAGTGCCGTTGAGTGAGGCGACACGATTTATTGCGATCGAACGAGCTGGCTCTAGACGGGTCTTTCGCGTGGAGTTCGCTGTGGCTGAAGGTGGCGCGGGTGCGCCATCAGTACTGGCAGTTCATGGAACAGACATGCTAAAGACTCTGGCGCGCTTTCCTGCGATGTCAGGGCCAACGACATGGACAGGGAAGTGGACGCGATTCACGAGGGATTGGGCTGGTCCTGAAAATATCGGTGTCCAATTTGATAAACCTCGGGATCTGCAAGACATCAAAATGGTCACAGTCGCGGACGGTGCAACTGAACAAGGGGCAGCAGAGACACTGATCAGGAAGATCATTTCAGATTCATTAGCCGCTACGTGGCGTGCCATCGGCCAGAAAGAACTCCTAGCGGATCCACCGGTGCAGGTAGATCCCAATCCAAGCGGGAGAAAATCAAAGAACATCCTGATACGCCCAACTGATCGTTCGATTTGGGAGGAACTGGCACCGCTGGCCGCTGCGGCAGGAGTCAGTATCTCCGCAGAGATGTGGTGGCCAACAGATGCTCCTATTAGCGGGCTAAACCTGAAAAGCCCCACGATCGTCATCAAAGTAGAACAACGTGAAAAGGCGGTGACTCATGGGTAAGCCTTTGCTCGTAGCCGACGGCGGAACAATGACCGTCGGACGTCGACAAGCAACGTATGTTTACGGCTCATTTGATGTACGTCTGCCAGAAGGCAGAGAACAAGCAGACGTCGAAAAGCGGCTACAAAACGGGTACATCTACCGCCCAGATAAGCCTGCGGCAGGGCGGTTCGACGTCTCATTCGTCAGAGCTGATGCCACAGTAGATCTGACTGCTCAAACCTCAGATCTCGAAACACAAATAGAAGCAGCACAGCTTCGCACCGAAGGTGATATTTTCTTCGAACGAGACATCACCGACTCCGGAACCGGAAGATACAGACCAGGTATCGACATCAAGCGCGGAGACATCGTCGACGTGCTGATCTGGGGTCGGATCCTACCGCTCCCGATCACACGATGGGAGATGATCTCCGATGACACCACCTCAGTGGGGTGGCGATGGCACGTAGGCGGCGCAATGATCGAAGACTCCGAAGCACTACGAAGCCACAATGACCAGCTACTGCAGCAAATAGCACAGGAAAAACGCCAGATGGCTAAATCAATCAGCGCGGTGTCTCGGCAGGCTGCGTCGGCTGGCACAGCTGCCGCTAAAGCAGATGGAAAAGCGGTGGCGGCGCAGGAAACCGCGGATGATGCTCTCGCGAAATGGCGGCAACAAAAAGACCAGCTGGATAAAGTCCAGTCAGATCTGATTGCAAAAAATGCACAGTGGAACCGAATCCAAGATCGCGGTCTGAACGAGTTAGCCGCTCAGCAGGAGGCCATGAAGCGCTACGTGGACCTGTCGAAGCCAGCATCTGTCACGGCATCAACGTGGGACCCCGTGTGGGCCGGCCCCGTACACGTCAGCTACCCCTCCGGAAATCAGGTAGAGCTCTATCTCAAACACTCGCCCTACATTGCCGGGGCATCAATACTGGGTATCGCCCGCGTCAATGCACTCCGCGGGTACTCTTTCTCCTTCACTGCAGATATGACCGCCGGGCAGACATACACGCCGCAGGTCGGCGGATTCGAAGCCTTTAACCAAGTATCTGTCACGGTGCATCCCATCGTCAATTTCGCAGCAATTTTGTCCGAAGAACGCAAAAAGAGAGGCCTACAACAATAATGCCAAAGCTAAAAGGCTCGCTAAAAAACATCACAGACAAACCAAGCACCATCCGAGAAGTCCTACTCCGCGCCACACACACCCGCACCAACGGGAAAACCATCACCACCTCCGAACCCGTACGCGTAAAAGTCTCCGAATCAGGCGACTTCACAGAAACACTCGCGCCGGGAGCTGCGGTGCTAGTACTCGTCGGTGCGGATTTTATGGCCCGTGAGTCAATCCCCCTGCTGGTTGCTGAGGGGATGACCACCATTGCGGAGGCGATGGAAGCAGCTAGGGATTTCACCCCTGATGTGCACGACCGCCTTGCGGAGCTTGCGGCGGAAACGCAGAAGAATCTGGAGGAAGCCCGTGGTGTTAAAGCTGAGGCTGATAGCGCCACGGCCCGTATGCGTGAGGCTGCGCAGGCTTTGAAAGATTCTGTGGATGGTTCGATTGCGGAGGCTACGGTGGGAATCAAGAAAAGTGGATCTGAGCTTCTAGCTTCTATGCAGGCTTTGCAGTCTAAGGCTGCTTCTTCTGAATCTGAGGCTAAGGAGTCGGCGCAGGGGGCGGAGGCTTCCCGTTCTGCGGCGTTAGCGTCTGCGTCGTCTGCGTCCTCGTCTGCTGGTGAGGCGGCGGAGTCGTTGGCGGGTTTGCGTGCGAAGATTGAAGAGTGGAAGCCCCACGGGGAGCAGTTGGCTCAGTGGCAGCCGCAGTTTGAGTGGCTGAAAGAGAACGCGGCGAGCGGGTTCACTAAGATCGCGGAGTTGATGCAGGATGCGGCGGCTGGTGTGCGTGGTGAGCTTTCGGGTTTGGTGGAGCAAGCTAAAACGGCGCAAACCACAGCTGGGCAGCACTCGCTGAAGGCACAGGCAGCGGCGAAAGATGCAGAATCCGTGGCCACTCGTGTTGTGGATGCTGCGATTGCGAAGCTCAAGGGTAACGCTCCTGCCATGCTGGATACGCTGGAGGAGCTTGCGGAGCGTGTGAAATCTGGTGGCACGCTGGAAGCGGAAATCATCCAGAAAATGTCTAAAATGGCGGATTTAGAAACCGTGAAAAAACTTGTCGCCCGCCTAGATGGTCTTACGATTGCGGGTGTACAGGGGCTTTCGGCAGCGCTTGCGGATAAGGCGGCGGCACGTCATAAGCATGGCACCTCGGATATTAACGGTCTTGATACAGAACTCGCGGGGTTTAAAGGCGCTTTGGCTGAAAAGGCCCCACGCCAGCACGGGCATACTCTACAAGAGATTTCGGGGCTTTCAGGAGCTATTTTAAATGTGCGAAATGAGCTTTCACAAAAAGCATCACAACAATACGTGAATAGTGTGGAGACTGAAGCTAAGCGCCAATACGGGCGAATTAAAGATATTTCGGTGGTCAATTCCCTTCCCGCTTCCCCTGATGCAGGCACGATCTATTTGGTAAAGGAGCGATAGTGATATTCTCCGGCTCGTCCAAAATTAAAGAGGTATTCTACGGTGACACCCGCATTAAAGAGGTCTACGCTGGGGCGGATTTGGTGTGGAAGCGGATCACGGACACGGTGAAATTTGCGAATGGCGGGGCTGTGGATTTTCGCAAAGCAGCTCCAGAAGGATTTAAGGGATATCTTTATTCGGATACTATCCGTGCTGATAAGGACGGGTTTTATGATTTCCACACTACTGGCCCGTCGGGGCGGCTGTGTCTGGATGATGGGCATGGAGAATTCGCTATCATCCCGCTGACACGCGGGAATGATGGGGTGCGTGTTTTTGTTCGGCATACGGATATGATCACTTTTAGATTTAATGAAAAAAATATTCCGATCACGATCACCGCGAAACCGTCTACAGTGAACGATCCCCGCAGGACGGTGGTTCTGAATTATTCATCCACGGATCAGATCGAGGATAGCGGTTGGGGCACCGCAATCCCTTCAGCCCGCGGCCGTGGTGTAAATCTGAAGCCTGGGCGATACTGGCTGACCAGCAGCAAGAGCGTATATATTAATGATAATTGGGTAAGGGCCCCTGGGGGCTGGGTTGATTTCCACAGCTCCGCAAGATCGAATATTCGGCTTTATTATCGTGATGTGCGAGCGTACCTCGTACCCGGACAGAAACTGTAACCAAAGCACCCCACGTAGGGTGCATTTTTTATGCCCTCACCAACCGAGGTGGGGGCATTTGTACTTAAACGAGGTGATGAATGAATGAATACCGTCATTGACTTTTCTGCTGGAGTCCCGCCAGCAGTAGAAGTAAAAGCAGCTGGGCATATAGGTGTCATGCGCTATATTAGCCCACCACGGCTGAGCTGGATGACTGCAAAACCAGCAACCCGCCCCCAGATCGACCGCTGTCGTTCAGCAGGGGTCGATGTCGGATTCGTCTGGCAATACGGTGGCGCAGATAACCCCGATACTATGCGCGGTCGTACCGGAGGGCACGCAGATGCTACCAACGCCCAAGCCAAGCTCAATGAACTTGGATACCCCCACCACCCAGTGTTTTTCGCTGTGGACTTCGACATCTCGCTTGACCAATGGAACGCCACAGCAGTCCACTATTTCAAAGCCGCATGTGAGGTCCTTGGACGTGATCGCGTGGGGATTTATGGGCATTCTCGTGTGATCTCGTGGGCTGTGGAAGATCAGGTAATCGCTGATCTTGGCGGAGGGAAACATCTTGCGTGGCAAACCCCCGCATGGTCAATGGGAGAGCGAGCCACAGAGGCTGTTCTTTACCAAGGGACAGCAAACGTCAAAGGTCCAGCGGGCATCAACATTGATGTCAACGAAGTGCTGCATCACGAATGGGGGCAGCACCCAGTCGGTGAAACCCGCCTAGAGAAATCACAGGAAATGGAGCTGGCAATGAAACCAAACCCAAATCACAGGGGAGATCCCTTGTTCCTCCCTGATGTGCTCAAAGCATTTGGGGTGAAAGTCCAAGAATGGGACGGCTGGCGCGACCGAGGGCACGGTGATTTCACCGTTATTCAGGGCGTTTTTGCACACCACACGGGAACAGACAAAGACATTCCTGGATACATTGCTGATCACCCTGAGCTGGGCTTGTGCTCGCAGATTCACCTGAACCGCGACGGCACGGCGGTGATTGTCGGTGCGGGAATCGCCTATCACGCAGGGCGCGGATCGTATCCGGGATGGCCTACAGACAACGCAAACCAAGTGGCTATCGGTATTGAGGCGGCATCTAGCGGAACTAGCCCATGGCCGCCAGCCCAGCTCGATGCCTACTACCGCACATGCGCTGCGATCCTGTGGTACCTAGGTAAACCGGCTACCCCGCAAACACTACTGGGGCATAAAGAGTATTCCGGTGCTGCACAAGGCAAGTGGGATCCAGGCGGAATCGATATGAATGATTTCCGCCGCAATGTGCAGCGCTACATCGACAATCCACCATTTCTAGCAGCTGATGCTGCTCACATCACGAAAGAAGAAGACCCGATGATCCAATCATTAATTAATCCGGCGAAGAAATTCGCCCAGTCCACACTCATTTCTATTGTTGATGCGACCTGCTGGCAGATTCTTGTGCTGGCTAAGGCCATCGCGAAAAAGCAGGGTCTTGATCCTGATCAAATCCTTGCTGACGCTATCACCGCTGATCGAGAGGGGAAATAATCATGGCTAATACTGATATTCAGGCTGCTGTTACTCGTGCGCTGGAGTCGCAGTCGTGGTGGCTGCGTCGTAAGGATTCTTTGACCTCTGGTGCAGGCCTTGTATTGCATTTCGCTAACCTGATCGTAACTATGCTCGGTGATACCAATCCATGGGTGAACGTCGTCGTCGCTCTGGTTATCGGTGTCGCACAGCTTATTATCCACGCTGGAACAAAGGGCGCTATTACACCTTCTATGGTGACGCGGATCGACAATGCGGCCCCAACACCGCCAGTGTTTGATTTGGATCAGGCACGTGATCAGCTAGCTGCTCCATCGGAGTGATCGCTATGCCGATTGAGCACCTGCCGAAGAAAATGCAGCCCGTCGCCTTGCGTGCACGGGCTTTTTTGATGACCGATTCAACCGCGCTGCTGCTGCTAGCAGTGGTGCAATTAGCGGTGGGCCTTTACTATTTGCCGGGCATCTTCGGCGACCCTTTGCAGTGGCAGCGCCCCGCCGAGATGATCATGCCGATTATTGCGTGGGCATGGGTCCACCTCGCGGTTGGTGGGCTATGCGCCGTTGCTGCGGTGACTGATAGGTGGCATGTGGATATCGTTGCTCTCGCTCTTGCGACCGGTCTCAATTTGTCGTGGGCTTTTAGTCTGCTTGCTGCGTCTGTAGAGCACAATCAGTCAGTGCTATGGCTTGTTGGAGTTCTTATTCTTGCCATGACGGTTTCGCTGATGTGGGCTGTGTGGCGTGGTAAGCGTGGGGATATTCCTTTTGCTAAGGAAGGGGGAGCTGCATGAGTGTTGTAGCTGCTTTTTTAAGTGGTGTGGGTGCGCTTGTCACGGCGTTAGGTGGTGTGTTGATCGGTGTGGTGAAAGCCAGGTCGGATACACATACTGCGAAAGGTTCGCGCATGGACGTGCTGGAGGCACGCATTGACAAAATGCAGGCTGATTTAGATGATGAGCGTGCGCGTCGCCGTGGTGTGGAGGTAGATAATCACCGGCTGCGTATGGCATTGGTAACCGCGGTAAAGCATCTAGAGCAGCTCATACGCTGGGCTGACGGTGGTGCGAAGCCACCTAGGCCTGATGATATTGATCTAGATGAGATTAAAAGCCTGTTGAAGGCGTAAAAAGATGGCCCCCTTTGGTTGAGATGATATACCTAGGCTAAAGGGGGCTATCTTTGCGTGTGGTACACCTGATCTGGGCCCGGTTCATGTTGTGGTGGTCAACGCTGGGGTAACCGGCGTTGCGTATCCAGTGGCTACACTCAGGTTGTAATGATTGGGATGATGTACCTGATCTGAGAGCGATTAAAAACTCATTGAGGAGTAGGTCCCGATTGGTTTTTGCTAGTGAAGCTTAGCTAGCTTTCCCCATGTAACCAATCTATCAAAAAAAGGGCATTGATTTCAGAGCACCCTTATAATTAGGATAGCTTTACCTAATTATTTTATGAGTCCTGGTAAGGGGATACGTTGTGAGCAGAAAACTGTTTGCGTCAATCTTAATAGGGGCGCTACTGGGGATAGGGGCCCCACCTTCAGCCCATGCAGGCGCTGATGATGTTGTTGATTCTTCTAAATCTTTTGTGATGGAAAACTTTTCTTCGTACCACGGGACTAAACCTGGTTATGTAGATTCCATTCAAAAAGGTATACAAAAGCCAAAATCTGGTACACAAGGAAATTATGACGATGATTGGAAAGGGTTTTATAGTACCGACAATAAATACGACGCTGCGGGATACTCTGTAGATAATGAAAACCCGCTCTCTGGAAAAGCTGGAGGCGTGGTCAAAGTGACGTATCCAGGACTGACGAAGGTTCTCGCACTAAAAGTGGATAATGCCGAAACTATTAAGAAAGAGTTAGGTTTAAGTCTCACTGAACCGTTGATGGAGCAAGTCGGAACGGAAGAGTTTATCAAAAGGTTCGGTGATGGTGCTTCGCGTGTAGTGCTCAGCCTTCCCTTCGCTGAGGGGAGTTCTAGCGTTGAATATATTAATAACTGGGAACAGGCGAAAGCGTTAAGCGTAGAACTTGAGATTAATTTTGAAACCCGTGGAAAACGTGGCCAAGATGCGATGTATGAGTATATGGCTCAAGCCTGTGCAGGAAATCGTGTCAGGCGATCAGTAGGTAGCTCATTGTCATGCATAAATCTTGATTGGGATGTCATAAGGGATAAAACTAAGACAAAGATAGAGTCTTTGAAAGAGCATGGCCCTATCAAAAATAAAATGAGCGAAAGTCCCAATAAAACAGTATCTGAGGAAAAAGCTAAACAATACCTAGAAGAATTTCATCAAACGGCATTAGAGCATCCTGAATTGTCAGAACTTAAAACCGTTACTGGGACCAATCCTGTATTCGCTGGGGCTAACTATGCGGCGTGGGCAGTAAACGTTGCGCAAGTTATCGATAGCGAAACAGCTGATAATTTGGAAAAGACAACTGCTGCTCTTTCGATACTTCCTGGTATCGGTAGCGTAATGGGCATTGCAGACGGTGCCGTTCACCACAATACAGAAGAGATAGTGGCACAATCAATAGCTTTATCGTCTTTAATGGTTGCTCAAGCTATTCCATTGGTAGGAGAGCTAGTTGATATTGGTTTCGCTGCATATAATTTTGTAGAGAGTATTATCAATTTATTTCAAGTAGTTCATAATTCGTATAATCGTCCCGCGTATTCTCCGGGGCATAAAACGCAACCATTTCTTCATGACGGGTATGCTGTCAGTTGGAACACTGTTGAAGATTCGATAATCCGAACTGGTTTTCAAGGGGAGAGTGGGCACGACATAAAAATTACTGCTGAAAATACCCCGCTTCCAATCGCGGGTGTCCTACTACCGACTATTCCTGGAAAGCTGGACGTTAATAAGTCCAAGACTCATATTTCCGTAAATGGTCGGAAAATAAGGATGCGTTGCAGAGCTATAGACGGTGATGTAACTTTTTGTCGCCCTAAATCTCCTGTTTATGTTGGTAATGGTGTGCATGCGAATCTTCACGTGGCATTTCACAGAAGCAGCTCGGAGAAAATTCATTCTAATGAAATTTCGTCGGATTCCATAGGCGTTCTTGGGTACCAGAAAACAGTAGATCACACCAAGGTTAATTCTAAGCTATCGCTATTTTTTGAAATCAAAAGCTGA